CGATGTCGCCGGTCTGCACCGTTGGGGTTCCACCAGCAGCATCGACCAGTGACGAGAAATTGAACGTGACGTTGGACGTGCTGATGCCAACGCCGCCGCTGCCGACGAAGGAGATTGCCATCCGCCTAGTCCCCGGTTAACTTTAGGCAATGACGGATGAGCAGTTGCGTAATTTCTGGGCCTTCGGAAAGGCCGTGGCCGATGTTGTTCCTGGAGAGACTATCGAAGCGGGCGCGACGGCTGACGGCTTCCTGATATTCAGCACCGTGGACGGAATTGAATATCACATTACCGTAGAGCCGCATCGGGACGTGGCATCCGGCAAGTATTTGCTGATCGACCCGTAGCATCAGGCCTCCTGCGCCACGGCTACGCAGTCCCATTTTGTATCCGCCGAGTTGTATATGAACCCGAGATAGAGCGTCTTGCTGATTACGGTCGTTGTCGGGAGCGTGACGCCAATCGCCCGATATTGCGTGTCGTAGGTAAGCGCCTTCGCTGCGCCTGCATCCTTGATCCGAACAACCAGCTTGCGCCCCGCAACTGCCGTCCCGGTCGGATTCAGAAGCTGGCAAGCGGCGGCGAGCGCGGTGATGTTGACTTGATCGTTCGAGAATGTCGGGGTGACCGTCGAGGCCGACGAAACCGACTGAATGCGTGGGGTGTCCGGTCGCGCCCCTACAGTGGAGTAATCGACCGTCTTTGCTGCCGAGCCGTCGAAGGTTGATCCCGCCGCAGCGCCTCCGCTAATGTCGAAGGTCGCCGCGTGAGCCACGGAGCCCGCCTGTCCGCTAACCGTTGTCTGGTCGCCGCTGTTCGTTCCGGTCAGCCCGAGGTCGGTCTTGAGCGTTGCAAGGGTATTGACCTCGACCGCTCCGGTGCTCGCGGTCTTGCGATACACCACCGAGGCAGTTGCCATCGTCAGGCCCGAGGACGCTATCGCCCCGGCAATCGCCTTCTCCGTGTCAAGCTCATTAATCGCGTCCTGGACCGTCGTGGAGCTGATATTCCCGGCAGGAGTGTTGCCTGTCGTGGCCGCGTCCACGTTGATGTCGCCAAGGTAAACCCATGACGTGCCGTTCGACCTGTAAAGGCCCGCCGACTTGCGGTTGACGAGGAACACCCCGGTCGAGGCTAGAACCTCGTAGGTCTGCCCGCTGTACGACGAAGCAAGTGGTAGAGCGGCGTAGTTCGCGACCTGCGGGAAATTGCTCTCGCCGTATAGCTCGGTGAAATTGGCGTTGATGCCGGCGCGAACCGTTGATCCGCTGTCGCCGTTCGAGATGGTGTATTGCGCCATCAGTCAATCCAGCTCGCGGTGTCGTCCCAGACTCCGCCGTCATCCCAGAAGCCGGTCGCGAGTATCCACGCGCCGATGACAGCCGCCGTTGCGACCGCCAGCGTCCACCGGCTAAGGTGAGCCGGGCCCTTGCCGCCCCACCGAACGGCCATTTAGACGCCGCTTCCGGGGGTGAAGTAGATTTTGCCCGTCGAACCTGCGGCAATAGCGGCGGCCCAAATCGGCCCCGCATTGACCGTGAATACCTCAGTGACGCCGGGACCGACCGGCATTCCCGCCGCCAGTGTCACAGTCGGCGCGGTGCTGCCGAACCTGATCCACGCTGTAGCGCTGCCGTTGTTCATCACCCGGACCTGCTGCCCAGACGGAACGGAGGTCGAGACCTGGATTGACTGGCTAGACGACGACGTGTCGATGTTCACGGTCGAGGCGTCGTTTGGGCAAAAGGCGTGCATTCCTTAGTCCTTCCTCATTCCGGATTTCTCGGCCTTGGTCATGTTCGCGTGGGCATTGGTGGCTTCGATCGCCAGTTCCTGCGGCATGTGGGCGGTCTTGGTTTCGAGATTGGTGGCGGTTGCGAGGTCTTTCCTGATCTGCACCACCTTGTGCGCAGCCTCGAGCCCGTCAGGCACCGCTGGAGCTGCTTCCGGACCACCAACAGCCTTGGCCTGTGCGACCTTGAGCATCGCATCCGCTTTCTTCTGCATTGCGGACGCTCCAAGTTCCTCGCCCTTGGCCGCTGCGAGCTGTTCCTCGGGGCTTGGCGGCTGCTGCTGAGCCGCTGCCGCCTGCTGCTGCATTTCCTGTTTCTCTTCGTCGGTCGGCTGAACAACGCCTTGTCCGATAAGGCGCATCCGGAGCCATTTCTGAACGTCGTCGAGGCCCTCTCCGTCCATGTTCACCAGTGCGACAGAGGCGAGCACGTTCTGAAGCTGCGGATCTTGAACAACACCCGCCATCCCGACGAGAGATTGGACCGTTGCGTCACGGCGGGACTGCGACGACGGCCCTACATCGACGAGCACCCTGAACTTGTTCTTGCCGAAGTCGTTGCGGGTGATCTGCGAGCCGTCTTTTGCCAATGCAGGCTGACCCAAGGGTACGTAATCGCGCCCGCCCTGGTCATCGACGGCGAGCATCTTGCGATCCTCTTCGACGTACAGCTCGCTTGCCATGCCAAGCCACACTTCGCCGCCTCGACGTACAGCCTTCGCGAAGTTGTCGAGATAGATGAAGGTCTTTGCGTCCGAGCGATTGTGGACGAGCTGAATAGCTTGGGCAGAGGTATTGGCCGGAACCTCTTCCTGCTGGTCAGATGCGCCGGTTAGCTCGGCAATGTCCTGCCCTGCGACCTGAATGAGTGCCGCGAGAGCCGCTGGTACTGACGGGGGCTCGACCTTGCCGATCGGACCCATCGCGACGACCTTGCCGTCCGCGTCACGGAGAGCCTTAGCCAGTGCGTAGGGGTGGCGCTTGATGTTCCCTTCGGCCCATTGCTCGGCAATCTTGCCGTCGACCTGCTCGGGATCGAAGATGGGCTTCTCGAACGGGGAAAGGGCAGCGATCTCGGCAAGCCACGAGACCTGCCCGTTGTAGATGCGTTGCGGGTCTTTCGCTTTCCGAACATGGCCCATGCACCGCTCGACGTTCCCGACGACGGAGCGCTTGGCGTAATAGACGATGACCGGGATATTCGGACCCGCGATCTGCTCTTCCTCGAGCACATCTGATCCGGACATGGTGTACTTCGTGACCTTGGGTTTCTTGATCGTCCGAGTTCGGTCGATTGACCAGCCCTGCGCTTGGAGGTCGGTCAGCTCCTCCTCTTCCGGGTCGATCAGGACTTTCTCGCCCTGAATGATCGGGTGGGTGAGGACGAGCTTCTTGGCCTTCTTGTCCTCGACCTCGTAATATTCACCGATGTAAACAACGTCCTCGTTCGACCACGAGAAGCTGTTTTCGTTCGGTGATCCGGCGAAGTCGCCTGATGGCTTGTCAGGATATTGTTCCTCGAACGCATCCTTCGCCATTGGCGTCAGGACTAGGCACCATTTCGCGTCGGCCTTGTCCTGGCGCTTTGCGTCACCGTCGAAGAACACCCGCTGATCGGCGTCCGTGATCGGCTCGAACTTGATGCGCTGGTAATCGTTGTCGGGGTCTGACTCGTCCTCGTAGCAGGCCCTCAGACGCCAAGCGCCCATGCCTCCCGCTGTTCCTTCATCGAACGCGTTATCCTGCGATTCCTGCCCGCAATCCTCGAAGTCGGCACGATACAGGCCATCCAAGGCATCTGCGGTGTCGTCGTCGCCGTCCTCGTCATCGGGGCGGAAATCGACGCTGATCCGGTTGTTGCGGTAGTCGGAGAAGATCCGGACAAGCTCCTTGCTGGTCTTGTCGACCTCCATCCGGGGAGCGTTCTCGAACTGAGTTCCCCATTCGTCATCCCACTGAGCACCCCGGATAGTGCAGAACTCGCGGTCGTTGAGGCATTCGAGCCTTCCGTCGCGTTGTATCGCCCACACGGCATCGAAGCGCTTCTTGGCGCGGGCGTGGATGCCTTCACGGCGATTATCGCGGTTGCCGTGGGTTTCAGCCATCGTCGATCTCGGACGCGTCGGACGCGAAGCATTGCAGCTTGGCCGCCTCGAATATGCCCATCAGCTCGTAGCCGTTGCGGGCGTGGCCGAACGTGAAGGTATTGAGCCCGTCCTCGGTGGCGATCAGGGCAATGACACTGAGGACGTTGCCGTATTCGCCTGCATCCAGTCTCCGGCCTAGCTCGCGAGCCGTATCGCCCAAGTCCATAAGGTTGTGGATCGGTAGCGTGGCGACGTTGTTATCGACGGCTAGGTGGAGATTGCTCACCCGCTAACGGATACTCACCCGCTTATCGGTAAGCGGACTTTCTGAACCCTGTTTGCATTGAGGGAATAGCGACCGGACCCATCTTGGGTGCGGCGCTCAATGCTCGCCTAGCACCCTCAACAGCGTATCGCAGAGCGTCGATCAGGTGATTGTCCTTGTCGGCTAGAACCGCCGTCACCTGACCCGTGAGCGTGTCGACCTTGTAGCTGTAGTGCGTCAGCTCGTCGATCAAGTGCTGGCACCTTGGATGGACGATGATGTCGTAGCTCTTGAGGAACTCGATACCCTCCTCGACCGAGCGAGCGCCCTTCAATGCAGGGGCTATCCGTGGAAAGCCGTTCTTGCGTAGATGGCTGATCGTCTCCGGTCTCGAGCTGTCAGCCGTCATCCAGTATTTCTCACCGTCCGGAATGACCATGAACAGCGCCGGGAGATTGACGATCTCGACCTGTAAGCCCCACGCCTCGTAGTCGACGAACAACTGGCGCCCGTCGATGTAGCAGCGGACAGCACAGCTCGGATCAATCGAGTAACCAAAGTCAGCGCCTAGCCTGAACTCTGCTCCTGGCGGACTGTCGAACGCTTCAACCTTCCAGTTCTTGAACACCCTCGCTTCCGAGTTGGCGCGATACTCGCCCATCCAGACGTGGTTGTATTTGTCGATGTCGCGGCCACGGACATATTCCATGCTTTCCCTGAGAACATTCGGAAACCAGGGATTGTCCTTGTACCCGATGTTGCGAACGATGCTGTTCGGTGGTGGCTCGAACTCGCCATCGTCCAGGTGGTTGCCACGGAACATCGCATCCACCGGATCGGTCTTGAGGTCCGGGTTCCATGTCCAGATCAGCCGTGAGCCCTCGCGCCGGATCGTCGGCTCAACCGAATCAATC